GAATCCCGCGAGGCCCGAAGCTCAGCGTCCTGGTTTCCCCACCAACGACGACGCAGCACTCGCCAGAGAACTCGTCAGCGGTCACGATCTCGCCATCGACGTCCATATAATTGTCGGTTCGAACGATCTTCCAGCGCCGCTTGTCTTCTGGTGTGTGCCAGGATTCGAGCTTCATTATGGGATGCTGGGGAGTTTAAGCGTTTGAATCGGAAGTAAAGAAGTTGGAGAAACAGAGAGAATTCGCGCTATTTCCTGCAATCTCGCAGTCGTTGTTTCAATTCTACCCATCTCATGGTTGCACAAACTATTCGGTGGAATGTTAAGCTCAGAAGCCAATTTTCGTTGACTCCAACCTCTTTGCTTTCTGATATCTCTGATATTCCTGCCGAGTTTTAGATAGAACTCACGCCTCTCATCGACACGATCATCAAACTCCTTCGTCATCGGGTTCATCGTCTCCGTTTGGCTCGTGATCATCGTCGAGCAGGAGGGTGGGAAAGACGCAGAGAGTGCAGTCGTCGCACCACCAGCCAGGCGCAAAGACCAAACCTCCGCACCCGCATTTCGCCGAGGTATGATCCATGCCGATCGCTACTTCGAAGCGCTGAACCGTGCAGCGAAGCGTCATCAGCTGATAATCACTCGTTTTACCTGTTGTGCGTGCCAGATATCGCCGCCTCCAGGCGGACTGATCCCACGCGCCGTCAGCGCTGCTGCAATTTCTCGAAGCGAGCGGCAACCAGCTTTTTGCGCTGCTTTGACGAAAGGCAAGATGTCTGCTGAACGTTGCTTAGAACGTTCCGTCTGAGACGATCGACCTGCTCTGGCGACGCTTGAATCGCCACTACGCAAATTCGGGCCGCCCAGCTTGACGCCGCGAGCCTTAACAGCCGCGAGAGCTGCCTTAGTCCGTTGCGAGATCAGGCCCGCCTCGAGCTCGGCGACTGCAGCCATCAAGGTGATGAAAAACTTGCCGATCGGTCCTGAAGGTATTTGTGGCAGATCGCAAAAAATCACGCCACCTTCGCCGGTGCCCTCGGCGATGGAAAGGAGAAAGGCAGTGTTGCGTGCCAAGCGGTCGATCTTGGCGACGATAAGCGTCGACCGTCGAGCTCGGCACGAGGCTAGAGCTGCAGCGAGTTGCGGTCGGTCGCTACGCTTGCCAGACTCGACCTCCTCGAATTCGTCGAGGATTTTGCCTGAGGCCTGCGCAACATAAGAGGCGACTGAAACCCTTTGAGCTTCAAGCCCGAGCCCGCTGCGGCCTTGCTGGTCGGTGCTAACGCGATAATAGGCGACAAACGTAGGTCCAGAAGAACTGCCGCCTGCGGCTATCGTAGTGCGCGGGCGAGGCATCCTGAGACCGTTTCAACCGTGATCGGACGTTTGAACGGTTGTTACAGATTCATCTGGCTTGGTAATGAGCTTCAAGCGCCCCAAGCGCAGCGATCAATATGCCAGATGCTACTTCCTGCGAGACGAGGCGGCCTGACCATCCTTGTTCGACCGCCCACTCCTTTAGGCTGTGCTCGAGGCCGACCACATGCCACAGGCAGGCACCACCAGCGGAGGCCAGCCCTCCGACTGCGCAAATCGCCCGCCACACATGGTCGCGCGCGTCATAATTCTTCTGATGGGGATCGGCGGAGGATTTGCCGGCTGACGACCGTGTAATGTCGGCAGCTCTGAGCTGATCTAGGTGAGCGTGGGTGAATTTGGTTCGGAAGGTCTCGCCCGCGCTGCGCATCTCTCCTGTGATCGCGCCACGCCGCTCCATCGCCGCAAGAATGTCGATCGCGCGATAAGGCCTGCACACGCGGCCTTCAGTATCTTTGATGGTCTCTTCAAGCCGCTCGACTGCGCCGTGCGTCGAGCGCTCGATCGTCGGCGAGAGAATATCAGGGGAATTGGAATAATAATGATGCGCGGACGATCGCTTATTTTTCAAGCCAGCTCCGCTCCATCAAATCCGATAAAATATCGAACAAAAAATCCGCCTCGGTTAATAACCCGGGCGGATTGGGAACTTAAGCTAGTCCGCGTCAGCGCGCCGTCGGAAAATAGCGTAGGCCCACTTCGCGTATTTCACCTGAGAGTGTACCTGAAAATCCGGCAAAAATCAATATCGTTCATCTTGTGAGAGCCGACCACAAATCAGCTTCGTTCCACGCAGATCTATCTCGCCATTCTCGCCCACAGTGATGTTCTCGTGCCCTGGTTCGCTTAATGCCTCGAATATCTCGCGATACGTCCGCACGCTGACAGGGAGCATCACGGGCGTTTTATAAAAAGATCGGCCCTCAAGCTGCCCTGCGATCAGACGACTTCTCAACCTGCGTCTCCTCCTGCTCTGGAATATCGGGTTCGAACATCCCGTCGGTGCGTTGCACCTTCACAGCGCGATCCACCCAACCCCGCAAGCCGCTTGGGCCCATGTAAGAGAGCTCAGCAAACAGTGGGCAGGGGCACTGAGCGATGCCTCGGGAGCAGCGTTGATGCTTTCTACTCCACTCCGAGCAATCAGACTTTAGCTCGGTATAGGGGCCGCCCTCTCGCCATGATATACTGCTCAGGTTTGTGCCTGGTGCGTTAGCCGCTGCAGCTCGCGTTCGTAGATCACGCATCGCTCAAGTGGGAGGCTGCCATCGCGGCGAGATATTCTGATCGCCTCCAGCATGACCTCATTCGCCTGCCGATGAGACGGCGATTGGTCAATTAAGGTTTTGGTCGTCATAGAAGCCCCAATGTTCAGCCTATCCTCGCCTTTATTTCCCATTAACCTTGTTTGGTGGCAAACTACAATAATCGCCGAGGGAACACAAATCCGGCATTTTTGAAGCCATCGCCATTAGCCAGCTTACAAAAAAGGATCTCGCGAGGATGGGCGCGTACATCTTCGGAAACCATTGGAAAACGCCCCTCTCGCTCGCTTTAGGCGTCCGGCGGCAGCGCGTATATGGGTGGGCAAGCGGACGGATCCCTGTTTCGCGCCGTTGCACGATAGCCATTGCCCAGCTCACCGCCCGCACCGCAGTCCGCCGCATCTACGGCGAGCGGATCAACTACTTCTCGCTGATCAGCGAACTGGAGAGCTACGACGCAAGGCGGCTGCTGTCGGCGTTCGACGTTGCAGTAGTCAGCGCTCCACCGGCGCAGGAACGTGATCATAACGCAGCAGAAGGACGTTGATCAGGCTCACCAGCCGAACCTCCGACCCGTCGCGAAGATCGCGCAATGCAACCAGGATTTCCCGAGCCTCCTCGCCGGTGAAGCCCGTCTCTCGCGCAATCACGTCGATCGCCTCTCGCGTCACGGAAACTCCTTGATGCTTTCACGGCCGTAGCGCCGTTATCATCAGGATATTTGCCTCCCTGCGATCGGCGATCAATAGGCGCGCAGCCCCGGCGAGCGGCGTGAAGGGCTGCCTGCTCCTGGATGACGAGGTGCCCCGGATACCGATGCTCGCCGCAAACATGCTGCTCGATATCGAATCCGATGACATCGTAGCCCTCCGCGAGAAGGCCGTCCGCCCATCCGCCAAGGCCGCAATAGAGGTCAATCGCGATCATCGCTTTCGACCCTCAAAGTCAATGCGCCAAAGCGCCGTCTCCAGTCTCATCCGCGCCGTCAGCAGGCCCCGATGCCCATCCGCGCGCTCGCGTATCTCGGCGGGCACCGGAAAGAATTTGCACTCCCTCAGGCAGCGTGATACGGCGGTCGCCAGTGCTTCGGCGGGAATATCGCCCAGCGTCTCGACGTATCTTGGCACCGACTCCGGCCGCGGAGGACCAAACAACTCGCCCAAAGGCAACAGCATCACCACGATCGCCTCTTCGTCGGCCGGCGCAAGCAGGGTGCTCAGATGATCAAGAGACGATCTGATCTCATCCGCCGGCACTGGCGGCAACTCTGTCGCGCGCCAACCGTCCAGCCATTCCGGCTCTCGCCAAGGCCTCCTTGAATTCGCGCATTTTACGCTCGTCGGAGGTTTCGCGGCGGCGTCGGTCATCTCTTCCCCCTGGGATCGGCATTAGGATTTCGACCTGCCTTCCATCGGCGAGTCCCTTCCTCGATCTGGTTAATACCAAATCGGGAGGTGCCCCCCTTGGGGGGGGCCCGGGGGGGATTCTTTCTTCATCTGACTCTAAGTCTGTCGCCGATGTAACGCCTGCTGTAACGCCCGCTGTAACGGGTGTAATGGTCGATGTAATGCTCGCAGCGAGGCCGGGAAGTTCCGGTTCGCGAGCGGCTTGAGCCTTGCGTTGGCGGTGTCGAGCGACCCGCGTGGCGTTGGTGGAAAGGACTTTCTCAGCCGCCTTGACCGCGGCACCCTGGCGCTTCACCCAAGCCACGATGCGCTCGCCGGCGATCATTCCCAACGCGACGAAGCCGTCCCAGATACGCCTAACCTCCTCGAGAGCGAGGTCGAGTCCTGCGGCAATAACCCGGGCGTCGAGCCCGAAGATGGTTCCGCGATCATCGCTGTCGCTCGACAGCTCGAGCAGCGCATCCCAGACCGCCAAAGCATTGCAGCGGGTCGAGCCGGCCTCGATGGCGACGGCCTTGAACTTGGGGTCGAAGGCCGTGCCGTGGAAACGCTTATACCAGGTGATCTCGGTCACGGCCGGCCTCGCCGCGCCGAGTCTCGAATTTTACATATAAATCTGCTATATAGGGTTGAACGGGCCACGCTTTTTCCCCTGAGAGAGTGGTTTCGTTGGTCGACCAAGGCGCCGGCCTCCTTCCCCTCGAGGCCGGCGCTTTCGTTTTACGGAGGCCGAAGAGCCGCAGCCTCCCCGACGGGAATGGCATAACGGAGGACGGAGTAAGGCGACGACGCCGGTGGCTGGCGCTCAGGACGAGCGTGAAGGCCGCGATAAAGCTCGCACCAAATGTCAGCGACCTCCCACAGCACCTGATCCCAATCCGGCCATTCGGTGGTAGGCAGGCCGCACGCCTGCCGGACGGACGCGGGCGTGATGCCCGGCCGCACCATCTCGCGCAGCTGCGCCGCGGCTATATCGATCGACTGGTCAACCCGGCCGAGCGCATATGCGCGCCTGACCGCTGCCTCGAGCGCAGGGTTAATGAATCCGGTCACACCCGCTCCCGAAAAGGCTGGCCAGGGCGCGTTGCGGGGTGCGCCTCATGCTGCACCCGCGAATAGGTCGGCTTGCTTGAAAATTGGACTCGTCGGCAGCGCCAGCGGCAGCTTGTCGACGACGGTGAACCGGACTTCGAGCCGCGGTCTCTCGCCGTAGATTTTCGCGCAGCGCCCAAGCGAGACGATCTGCTTGTCGTTCTTGAACACGATCTGCTGGAGTGCGTCCAAGACCCCTTTGAAGCTGTTCTCAATATCGGGGAACGTCGTTTTTGCGAGCAGGCCGCCCAACGCGAACTCACGCTCCCGTTTCGAGTAGCTATCCGGCACGGGCCATACCCCCAGGAACGAGAGCTCCAGCGGCCAGGTGGTTGGCGCTTCCCCAGCCATGACAATCTTGGCCTCGCGACGCACGCCGCTTTGATAGGTCTCGACGTCCGGGTCGGTGTACCAAGTCCCGTTCTTCCGGTTCTGCTGAACGCGTTTCCATGGCTGGATAAGCCCAGGAACCACGATCGTCAGTTCGTCCCATGAGGGGCGGGTTTCAGGTCGTAGTATTCGCGCCATTAGCCTGCGTCCGATGGCGGCGCTTGCCGGAAGTGGCAACCGCAGCTTCTCGTTCGGTGACGCCTTCGTGATGTCCCCGTAGCCACTCGGCGCTCTCGATGCTGGGATGCGGATGCGGGTTTCTTGTCTCGTTGAACCCGC